GATTCTTGCGACATTTATATTTCAAGTGTAAACTAAAATTGGTTTAAAATTAATTAGCTTGATGAGGGCCGTTTACGGTTTCCATTAATACAAATATAAGGAGTTCAAGATGGCTAATCCACATTTCCAAAACTTAATACTTAACGCTGGTAACAGCGAGTCCACCAAACATAAGAAGGATCTTCCTATGTTCTTGGTAAACCCGTCCAGTTCGTTGTTTTATCAATACTCAAATGATTTTATGACTTACGCTTCTGGCGATTTCACAATCACTACAACTGAAGCTGGTACAGGTTCAGCTACAGAAGCTTTGACTTCTGGAGCAGGCGGTCAACTTTTGCTTACTAATGCAGCAGGTGATAATGATTTAGACTTTTTACAATTAAAAGGTGAATCATTTAAACTAAGCAGCAGTAAAAGAGCTTTTTTTAATGCTAGGTTTAAAGTAAGTGATGCAACGCAATCAGATGTTGTTATGGGCCTACAAATAACCGATACAACACCTCTTGCTGTTTCTGATGGTGTTTACTTTATGAAAGACGATGGTGACACAAACCTAGATTTTCATATTGAAAAAGATGGTACTGACACTACTACAGCAGCGGTTACTACTTTAGCTGATGATACATTTGTAGACGTTGGTTTCTTTATAGATCCTAATACTTCACAAGTATCTTACTTTATAGGATCTGCCGCACCAGTAGGTGTAGTGAACACTAACTTACCAGATGATGAAGAATTAACCGTATCTTTCGGTATTCAAAATGGTGAAGCAGCAGCTAAAACTATGACAATCGATTACATAAACGTAATCTGCGAAAGATAGGAGTAAATAATGGCTGATACAGTAACTTCCCAGACTATTCAGGATGGTGATAGAGTTGCTATTTTAAAGTTCACCAATGAATCAGACGGTACAGGAGAATCTTCTGTAAAGAAGGTAGATGTTTCTGCACTAACAGCAAACGGTGCAGGAGAGTCTTGTACTGGAGTCTCTATCGCTAGAATTTATTGGGCAACTAGAGGTATGGGTGTTGATATTGAGTTTGATGCTAGCACAAACGTTTTAGCAATACCCTTACCCGCTGATAGCACAGGAGATGAATATTACGATGACAGATTTAGCGGTATACCAAATAACGCTGGATCAGGTGTTACCGGTGATATTGATTTCACAACCGTTGGACACTCAAGCGGAGATGCTTACTCAATAATATTAGTTCTTAACAAAAACTATTAATGGCAGAGTATAGAGGCAAAAAAGTAACTCTGAATAAACCAAGGAGAATCTCAAAAGGTTCTCCTGGGTTTGGTAAAAAAACTAGAGAGGTTTTTGTTAGAGTACCTGCTTCTGGAAAAATTAAACGCGTCACCTTTGGCGATCCCAAATTAGGCGCACATCCCAACAACCCAAAAAAACGTAAAGCTTATTGTGCTAGGAGTAAAAATCTTGGCGATGATAGGACCAAAGCAAATTATTGGTCAAGGAGACAATGGAGATGTTAAAAAAAATAAATAAAGTTTCAAAAGAATTGAATAAAGCATCTAGGATGCACAAAAAACAATCAAAAACTTTGAAGAAATTAGTTACAAATGCCAAGAAAAAACCCAAAAGTAGGAACAGGAAAAAAACCAAAAGGTAGCGATAGAAGACTATATACGGATGAAAATCCTAAAGATACCGTATCTATTAAATACGCATCTATACAAGATGCTAGGGATACAGTAGCGAAAGTCAAAAAAATAAGTAAACCCTTTGCAAGAAAAATACAGATACTGACCGTTGGGGAACAAAGATCTAGGTATGGTGGCAAGCCAAGACAGGCAGAAATATTTAGAAGAGGGAAAGATGCAATTAGAAAAAAAGCTGGTAAAATCAAGTAATGGCTAAGAAAGCAAAAAGCGGCGGTAAGATTTGTCCAGAGGGTAAGGCCTGGGCAAAGCGTACTTTTGATACATATCCTTCTGCATATGCAAATATGGCCGCATCAAAATATTGCAAAGATCCCAACTATGCTAAAGGTTCTAAGAAAAAGAAAAGAGTTAAAAAATCTATAGGCGGTTTTGTGAGCATACGTGGGCAAGGTATTGTTATGAAAGAGAGACTAAGGTAATGGGACAGCTAAAACAATGGCGTGAACAAAACTGGGTTCGTATAGGGACAGATGGTTCTATCAAAGGACCATGTGGCACTAGCAAAGATAAAAAAAACCCTGATAGATGTTTGCCAAGAGCAAAAGCAAATAGTCTTACAAAAGCTGAAAGAGCAAGCACTGCAAAAAAGAAAAAAAAAGCTGGAGCTAAAGGTAAGACCGTTGTGGCAAATACACCTAAAGCAAGAGTTCGAGCGAACACAGGAGGAACTATGATAAAAAATAAATCCAAAGCAGATCTTAATAAAGATGGTAAATTATCCCCATATGAAACAAAAAGAGGTATGGCTATTGAAAAAGCTATGAAAGAGCAAAATCGTGCTAAAATGAAAAACGGCGGTTTTATAGCCAGAGGTTGTGGGGCTGTTAGAGATGATAAGCGTAAAGTTACAACTATGAGTTAGGAGAAAATTATGCCAAAGAAAAAATCTGAAGATCCAAAATTACAAGCAAGGTTAGACGCTAAAGTTAGACCTGATGAGTCTGTTTCTGATGACCGTATTTATTACAATATGCCCAAGAAAAAAGCTCCTGCTAAGAAAACAACTACTAAAAAAGGTAAAAAATAATGGCTAGTTATAAATCAAAAGGCGGCAAAAAAATGATGAAATCTAAGGGCGGAACTATGATGAAGAAGTCCAAAGGTGGAACTATGATGAAGAAGTCTAAGGGTGGCACCATGATGAAAAAATCAAAAGGTGGCACTATGATGAAAATGTCAAAAGGTAGAGCCGTTATGAAAAAATCTAAAGGTGGATCTGTAGCAGCAGGATTTGCTAATAGAAGAAGAGAAGATCTAACTTAGTTAGTGGCTTATCTTTACAGTAATATACCCTATTTCAAATGTTGGGTAAGAAGAGAGTACACTCATAATCACGAAAAATACCATGGAGAGTTCCTTCATGCTATGGCAGTTGGTGTTACCACCATGCCTACCAGATGTTTAAGTTTTCACATAATATTTACCGGAGAAGAATCCAACTGCGAAGATTGGAACGAGGGCAATATACATGGGGGCGCTATGTGGGCCAGAATGCCAATAACCGCTTTAGTTGCAGATACGTTAGTTGAAGACTTTGCAAAACCTATGTCAGTTCATGACGCACAACCTTGGGATTGTTCCTCACATAACAATTCAGTATATGTAATAGATAGAGCAACTCCTTGCCCTTGGCTTGCTAAAATAGACGGTCAAATATTCCCAGCTAAATACATGTTTACGGTTGATTATGCTGAGAACGAGATTGCAGACGATCCTGCACAACACAAAAGTAGTCATGTTCTAGAATTATTAGACGCTGGTGAGTGGACAGGTAACATAGTTGCACTACCAAATAACAGGGTAAGAGTTACACATCCCGCCTGGTTTGTTACAGGAGAAGGAGCGCCTGATTTTAAACCATCTCAACATATACATTATTCAAAATCTGATTTAGACTACACTTTAGACGTAAACAGGGTTTTTGATAATTTATACGCAGAGGATGAATAATGGCACTTTCAGGCAGTACAGACTTTGAACCTAATGTAGCTGAGTTTATAGAAGAAGCATTTGAAAGATGTGGATTAGAACTTAGGACGGGTTACGATCTAAAAACTGCCAAGAGATCTATAAACCTAATGTTAGCAGAATGGGCTAATAGAGGTTTAAATCAATGGACAATTGAACAAGGCACTCAAACAGTTACACAAGGAACTACAGATTACACATTAAATGCTAATGTAATAGATGTTCTAGATGTAGTTGTAAGAAGAGACGTTAATACCACCCAAACAGATATTTCTATCAGCAGAATAAGTAGATCCGAATATTTAAATATTCCAAACAAAACAACACAAGCTAGGCCTTCACAATTTTTTTTAGACAAGTTGACTGCTCCGGTATTAAAAGTTTGGCCAGCACCAGAAAATAGTACAGATGTATTAGTTTTTAATAAAATTGTAAGAATGGATGATGCTGATAAAGCTACTAACACTATGGATATGCCTTTTAGATTTTATCCCTGTTTTGTTGCGGGGTTGGCTTATTATCTGTCGCTCAAGAAGTCTCCTCAACTCACCCCGCAACTCAAAGCTATATATGAAGAAGAGTTTAGAAGAGCAGCAGACCAAGATGAAGACAGAGCATCTTTTAGGATAAGACCTAATTTGAGGATGAATTAGTATGGCTTACGCTATTGGTAAATTCGCTAAAGCATTATGTGATAGATGCGGGTTTGAATACAAACTTAATGAGTTAAAAAAAGAATGGAACGGTCTGAAAGTATGTCCTAACTGCTACGAACCCAAACATCCACAATTAGAACCTATAACGGTAAAAGCAGATCCTGAAGCTTTATATCAACCAAGACCCAATAACGATAAAGAAGTAGGAGAGGGTTTTGTTGTTGTCACAAGCTCTAACATATTTCAAAATGATTTTATGAATCCATCTATATTGCCATCAAATTTTGTTGTTGAGAAAGTGACAGCATCAGTAGGCGAAGTTACAATTACTACGTCATGACATTAACAGAGTTAAAAACCTTAATACAAAATTATGTGGAAAATGAAGAGACAACTTTTGTTGCTACCTTAAATGATTTTATTATTAATGCCGAAGACAGATTATTTGAACTAATACAGTTAGATTATTTTAGAAAAAATCAAACTGGTAATTTAACAACTGGTAATACTTATCTAACCGCCCCAACAGACTTTCAATTAAGTTTTTCATTAGCGATTATAGATAGCGCAGGCGCATATCAATACTTAGATAAAAAACATACTACATTCATAAGAGAGTTTGATGCAGATCCTACTGATACATCTGCAAGAGGTAAGCCCTTGTACTACGCAGATTTTGACAAACAATTATCAACAGCATCAAATAATGGATCTACTTTGATTGTAGCTCCAGTTCCAGATGCAGATTATTCAGTTGAATTACACTATTTATACAAACCAAACAGTTTAACCGTAGATACTACAGGCACTTGGTTGTCTAATAATGCTAGAAACGGTTTACTTTATGGTGCTTTGGTAGAAGCATATACCTTTATGAAAGGTGATGCAGACTTAATGCAAGATTATGAAAAAAGGTTTCTTTTAGAAGTCACGAGATTGAAGAATCAAGCAGAAGCAAGAGGAAGAAGAGATGAATATCGTTATGATTCTCTTAGATCTCCTGTTACTTAAATAAGGAGAGTAAATGGAAAAAATTGAAAGTCTTAAAGGCAAGACTGTTGCTATTGTGGGTATGGGTAAAAGTTGGTTTGACTACAACTTAGCAAAATCTCATGGGGTACACTTTGATGAAGTGTGGGCTATTAATGGCGTAGGTTCTGTTATTTATCATGATAGAGTTTTTATGATGGATCCTGCTTCTAGGTTTTTAGATACAGATGATGCTGGCGGTCAAACTGAAAGCATGAAAGAACTTTTGCTGAATCATGAGGGTCCAATATACACTTGTGAGTTAGATGATCGTTGTCCTGGTCTAATTGAATATCCATTAGAAGAAGTAGTTTCTTATTCTAATTGTCACTATTTAAACAATACCGTTGCTTACGCAGTTGCTTTTGCTTACTGGAATGAAGTAGCTAACTTGAAATTATTTGGTATAGATTTTTCTTATAAAGGTAATTTACATTTTGCTGAGTCAGGAAGAGCTTGTGTAGAGTTCTGGCTAAGTAAATGTATATCTGCTGGTATGCAAGTTGAAGTTGCACATACTTCTGGATTATTAGATACAGATGTACCAGCAGAGCAAAAACTATACGGTTATCATAGGTTAAAAAATCCTTATATTATCTTAGTAGATGAGGAAGGAATAAAATTAGAACGTATAAACAATTTAGAAATAGTAAAACAAGAACAGGAGCCTATGCTTATAGATAGGCATGATTCTCACCTAAAACCGGTAGAGCCTAAAAAATGGTAGATGAAGTAACTCCGGCAGGAATGCCAGGTTTAGGCCTTATAGAAGCTAAAACAAGTAACTACGGAGGTCATCCTCCTGAGTTTTGGGCAGAAAGACTTACAGAAAAAATTGTAAGTTCAAGTGATAGTGAAGATCCTCACATAAAAGAACAGGCTAGAGCTTATAAAGATTTGATATACCAAGTTAGTTTGATTTATATACATAATGCTATAAAATCTTATAAGGCTACGTTAATTCAAGAGCTTATGACAGCTGGAGAAAAAGATGTAGCTGAAATTGTAAAAAGGATATAAATATGGCTATCACATCAACATTAACAACCAGCTTTAAAAAAGAGCTGCTAGAAGCCGTCCATAACTTCAAAAACTCAGGTGGAGATACCTTTAAACTTGCTTTATACACAAGTTCAGCAACTTTAGGTGCTACTACTACTGCGTTTACAACAACTGGACAGGCATCAGGTACAAATTACACTTCAGGAGGTGCAAACCTTACTAGAGTTGATCCTACTTCAAGCGGTACAACTGGTTTTACAGATTTTGCCGATTTGACGTTTGGTACAGCCACCATAACTGCTAGAGGTTGTATGATCTATAACTCATCTGACAGTAATGCATCAGTAGCTACTATTGATTTTGGTGGAGATAAAACTTCAACCGCAGGTGATTTTACGGTAGTTTTTCCTGCGGCAGCAGCAAGTACAGCTATTATAAGAATAGCTTAGTAGCCTATGGCTAACATAACAGGTTGGGGTCGTGGAACCTGGGGTGAAGGTACTTGGGGAGAACCCATACCCGTTACTCTTACCGCTCCAAGTGCAGCTACATCTGCTTTAGGAACTGTAACTCTCAAATGTGATAACAACATTGCTGTTTCAGGCCAAGCAGGTACTGGTGCAGTAGGTACACCTACTTTCGATTGTGAAGCAAACGTAACTCCTACAGGACAATCAGCAACCAGCGCACTTGGTACAGTAACTATAGATGCTGAAGCTAATGTCACACCATCTGGCCAATCTGCTACAAGCGCTTTAGGCACACCTTCTATAGATGCAGAGGCTAATGTAACTCCTACTGGACAATCTGCTACTGGAGCCGTATCTGGAGTAGGTGTAAACGCACAAGCAGTAGCTGTATGTCCAAGTGCTGTAGGAACACTAGGATCTGTATCAGTTGATGTAGATGGTGAGGCGAATGTGCCTGTCTCTGGCGTTAATGCAACAGGATCTGTAGGCTCTGTAACAGTACATCATAATGAAAAATTTACAGTAGATGGTGTCTCTGCAACAGGATCTGTAGGATCTCTTACGGTTGTAGCTAAAGCAACAATATCTATAACAGGTGTTTCAGCTACTGGAGAGGTAGGAAATCCTTTTGCTTATAGTTTAGTAGATGATTCACAAACACCTAATTATAGTGATATTACAGACACACAAACACCAAATTACAGCACCATAGATGATAGCCAAAGCCCTAACTGGGAAGATGTTGCTTAACTATGCAGAAGAAAGGTAATATAATCAATTGAACGGAGATATGAATGGCTACTTATGTAAATGATCTAAGACTTAAAGAAATAGCTACTGGTGATGAGTCAGGAACTTGGGGAACTTCAACAAATACAAATTTGGAATTGATTGGTGAAGCTTTAGGCTTTGGAACCGAAGCAATCACAACTAACGCAGATACGCATACCACTACAGTTGCCGATGGATCCACGGATCCTGGCAGAGCTATTTATCTTAAATACACGGGCACACTAGACTCGGCTTGCACGATAACGATTGCACCAAACACTATAAGTAGGATGCACTTTATTGAGAACGGCACAACTGGATCACAAAACATCATAATCTCCCAAGGCACTGGTGCTAACGTAACCATACCAGCTGGAGACACTAAAGCGGTTTACTTAGATGGTGCTGGTAGTGGAGCAGCAGTAGTTGATGCTTTTGCTAGTTTAAACACAGTAGATCTGAAAGTAGAAGACGATTTAACAGTTACAGATGATGCCTCAGTAGGTGGTGATTTAGCTGTAACAGGTGCATTAGACGTTGATGGAGCGACCACAACAGACGGCATTACAAACGCTGGTAACTTTGTTACAGATGGCGGAACAATCAAACTAGATGGAAACCATCCAACAGCTACAGGTAACGTAGCTTTAGGAGATACAGCATTAGACTCACTAACAACAGGAACAGATAATGTAGCTATAGGTAGTGATTCTGGTACAGGAGTTACTACAGGGTCAAACAATACTTTTGTAGGACATGATGCTGGTGCAACAATTAGTACAGCATCTAATAACACAGCAGTTGGTTCTTTAGCACTTAAAGCTAATACCACAGGAACAGAAAATGTTGCTATGGGATATCAATCTGGTGAAGATTTAGATACAGGTCAGGCTAATACTTTTTTAGGAACTTACTCAGGTGCTAATACAACAACAGCAGACAGTAATACAGGAGTTGGTAGAAGTTCTTTAAATACAAACACAACAGGCGGATCTAATACTGCTGTCGGAGCAGATGCACTAGCCTCTAATACAACCGCAAGTAACAACACCGCAGTAGGTAGACGTGCTTTGGATGCAAACACCACAGGTTCAGAAAATACAGCAGTTGGTAAAGAAGCTTTAGTAGCAAACACTACAGCAAATAGTAATGTAGGAATAGGTTTTAAAGCTTTATTTACTAACACTACAGGTGAACAAAATGTGGGTGTGGGTGATTCTGCCCTTAGAGCGAATACCACAGCATCAAATAACGTAGCAGTTGGTCATAATGCGTTAACAGCAAACACTACAGGACACAGCGCAGTAGCAGTTGGTTATGGTGCTTTAGCTTCTCACACTACTGATACAGGAAGTGTAGCTATAGGCTATAACGCACTTACTTCACATACAAACGCAGATGGTGCTTATAACGTAGCGATAGGATATGCAGCACTTGATGCGAATACTGATGGACATTCAAACGTAGGCATTGGTAAAAATGCTTTAGGTGCTAATACAACGGCAGACAACAACACAGCAGTTGGCACAAATGTTTTAGGATTAAACACAACAGGTGCATCTAATACTGCCGTAGGACATGCTGCTTTATCAGCTAATACGACAGCAGACGACAACACTGCGGTAGGTAAGTTTGCTTTATATTCAAACAGTACAGGAACAAGAAATACTGCCGTAGGTGTATCAGCATTACAAGAAAATACTACAGGTTCATACAATCAGGCATTTGGGCATAGAGCATTGTATCTAAATTCAACAGGAACAGAAAATGTATCAGCAGGTTATTTATCAATGGATGCTAACACGACTGGAAGCTATAACGTAGCTTATGGTGTAAACGCTTTAGGTGGTAACACAACTGCAAACTACAATACGGCTGTAGGCACACAGGCAATGATAGCTAATACTACAGGTACTGAAAATGTGGCTTTAGGTGCTTTTGCTTTAGACGCAAATACAACTGCAAATCAAAACACAGCTGTAGGATATCAATCTTTAACATCAAACACTACGGGAGTAGGTAATACGGCTTTAGGATTAGGTGCAGCCAAAAGTGTTAGTACAGGCAGTACAAACACAGCAATAGGTTATCAAGCACTTCAAGACACAACACCAACAACTACAGGTTCTAATAATGTAGGTATAGGAACTAATGTGCGAACTAAATCAGGTGATGAAACTGGTAGTATTATTATTGGACACGATATTGAAAGTTATGCAGTTAATAGTTTTACGTTTGGAACAGCAGCTCAAGGATTTGTTACTAATCAATTTAGTGCAAATGCTAACTGGTCGAGACCTTCTGATGAAAGATTAAAACAAGATATACAAAATGACACACTTGGATTAAGTTTTATAAATGATTTAAGAACTGTTACTTACAGATGGAAAGGTAATAATGAAATACCAGAAAACTTTACTGGTTATCAATCAGAAAATGTAAAAGATACCTCAGTTGTTATGCATGGTATGATTGCACAAGAAGTTAAAACAGCTTTGGATAATGCAGGTGTTAGTACCTTTAAAGGATGGGATGCAGACGATACGAGTGGTCAGCAAATGCTTTCAACAGAAATGTTTGTATATCCTTTAATAAGGGCAGTACAAGAACTTTCTGCTAAAGTTACAGCAGCAGAAGCTAGAATAACAACCCTAGAAGGATAAGGAGTAAAAAATGGCAGTAACAAAAACAATAACAAAATGCACCCCATATATTAATAGCAGTAGCAAGGTTGATAAATGGGATATTGAAATGACTTATGAAAACGATAGTGAAGGTGATGCGACTTATTATAAGTCAACTTTTACTACAAATGTTCCACAGTTAGACCAAGATGGTAATGCTAACTTTACGCTCAAAGCTAAAGGAAGTTGGAGCAATGCAGATTTAGTAGCTATTTGTCCTGTATCGCATTGGGATACAGTTTTTGCAAGTCAAGTAGATAGCGTTATAACTAACCCACCAGCAGTAAGCACACCAGACAACAGTTTTAACGTACCTAGTTAATGGCAGAAGTCACAGTACATAATATGCCTTCTGTTTTCGTTATGGAAACAGAAATGCCTATAAGTATGGTAAATGACCTAAACGATTACTTAGATGAATATAAAGAAGACAAAGATAAAAAATCATTAGCTAATACTTTAGTGGGACAAATATCCCAAGGTGAACAGTTATTAATGGATAATGACGACCCTAGAGTTAAAGAATACTCTGATTTTATCTGTAGTCTTGGTGCTGATTACATCAATTTTTTTAGCAATAATACAGGTTCAAGCCTTTCTTCTCCTAAAGCAGTAGCTATCGATGAAACATGGTCGGTGCATAGTTATGAAGGCGACTATAATCCAATCCACGATCATGGAACAAAAACCATAATGGGTATCTCTACTACTGGTTGGACAAAAGTACCTCAACAAATATTAAATCAACCTGTAGCGGGATCGCCAAACTACTCCTTATATAATACCTCTGGCGATTGCGATGGCTACATTGCTTTTAATTATGGTAGAAACGAATTGATGAATACAGAGAGGCTCAGACCGCCTCAGTCATTTGTAATTAAACCAGAAGTAGGCAAACTATTAGTATTTCCTTCTTGGTTACAACACATGGTTTATCCCTTCAAAGGTGAAGGTGAAAGAAGAACGGTAGCATCCAACTTAAATTGTTGGGATATGACAGAACAAACAACACAAATAGGAGAAGAAAATGGAAATGTTAGTTGATGCAATAACTTGGATTACTATAATTGTAACAGTTGCTAGTCTTATAGCCGCTTCTACACCAACTCCTAAAGATGATGTTTGGATAGGTAAGATATATAAATTGATTGATTTATTGGCTTTAAATATTGGCAAGGCAAAGGAGAAATAATATGAGTTGGTTAAAAAAATTATGGCAAAATGTCAGAGGCGTAGAGGACAAGACTGTAAGAGCAAGAGATGAAGACGGTAAGTTTGTTGCAGATGACAAATCTACTCCAGATGTTAATGAAGCCTACACCACTGTTGAAGTAAAGAAAGAAAAATAATGTCTACACCTCAGGACGCGCTACATAAGATAGAAATGCACGAAAAAGAATGTGCAATTCGCTATCAAAATATAGAAAAACGTCTTGATGAAGGATCTGAAAAATTTAAAAAACTAGAGAACATGCTATGGGGCGTTTATCCCTTCATAGTAGGTGCTATAGTCTTAACTAAGTTTATATGATGGAAAAGGAACTACAAAACGAACCATCTATAAAAAAGAAGCTAGAACTGGATATTGATGTTACACCTAACTACTTGTCAGTAAACCCGTTTCAAAAATGGGTCCATCTAGCTAAAACCGTAGACGCTTGGCGAATTTTTCCTAGAGTATTTGTCAGCGTCTACATAATACTACTATATAAAGTAGTTACCTGGTTTATGACCATACCTGACCCTAACCTGGAACAATCAGCCTTAGTATCAGTTGTTGTAGGCGCCATGGCGGCAGTATTTGGTATTTACGCTGGCACTTCTGGACAAAGCAAAAAGTTTAAAGGCGAGGATTAATCTTGGAAGCGTTCAATCTGATCGCTGAATTGGGTTTGCCTATTGCTGGCGCACTTATAATGGCCTATTTTATATTTTTAGTTATGAAACAATTAATGGATGGTTTGATTAATGAAATCCAAACCGTACAAGGTATAACTAAAATGTTAATTACTAGAGCATCCATAATGAACAATGACATGATTCGTATAGATACAAGCGTTTCTAGTGCTTTGAATTTACCTCCTGATCTTGACCGTATAGCAAGAGCAGAAAACTTTGTAGAAGACGGTAAAATAGACGCTAGAAGAGACTAGATGGATATAGTTCAAATAGTCGCAGACTTTGGATTTCCAGTAGTTATGGTTGTAGGTCTAGGATATTTTGTATATTTTGTGTGGCAAACAATAACTAATAAGATAGATCCATCTGTTCAAGAGATGAAAGCAACTATTATTCGTCTAACTGATCAATTAAGATTACTAGATCAAGACATGATAAGGTTACAACAGAAGGTTAATACTGTTTTGGAAATGAGAGAAAACGAGGGGAGTAATGAAACAGCAGAACCAAAAAATAAAAAGCAAGAAGGAATTAGAAGAGTTGATTAAACAACAACAGGATAGAAGAAATGGATAAAGAAAAGATAAAACAAATTGAAAAGGAGCAACTGGTATCTATTGACAACGTAATATTTGAACCTATGCCCAAAAGACCTTTTCCGCGTGATAAGTATATTTATGAGGACGAAAGGTTTAATCCTGAACGAGATACAATATACCTAAATAAATTAGGTAGAACCATAGAGATAACTTCTATTACATTTATTTTGTTATCTTTGATTGGGGTATTAGCGGTTTTTGTTTGGACATTTAATTAAGGAATAAACATGACAAGAAAAAAGAAAATATCTAAAAGACAAAAGGTATTTAATTTTATTGATACCTCAATAGATTTATTACAAGCGAATTGGAAAAGATACATAGTGGCATCTTTCTTTTTAGTGGCATTTAGTTACATAGGTTATATAGCTTTATTTTGGATAGATACAGTAGATAGCGTAGAGTTGGTAATTACTTATTTATAAAATTAATGGATAAATGGGATAAACTTTTCATCATATTAAGCGTTATAAGCATCACATTATTTGTTGCTTATACAAGTGCTGATGAAATGACACATAAGTTTAAGAATCCTAGCTTCTCAGGTGTAAATACATCTAGTCATTATCTGACTATTGAAAACCAGGAGTTTAATAGAAAAGAAGCTATACGAGAGGAAATAAAAGCTTATGTAGAAGATTTAGAGAGAGAGGCAGATAACACCACTCTGGCTAGGTTTATACGTAATTTAGAGAGTAGAATATACGCACAACTAAGTAGACAGTTGGTTGATAGTTTGTTTGGTGAAACTGCATCTGATTTTGGGGTTCTTGAATTAGAGGGGAATACCATAGAATATAGAGTAGAAGACGACAAAGTAACGTTAATAATTACAGATGAAGAAGGCAATACAACAGAGATTACTGTACCTCTCGGTTCTTTTACTTTCTAGTTGTACATTACTCGTAGATCCTTTAGATAATGGTATTCCACCCATACGTAGTATCGAATCGGCACAAGTAGGTTCTTTACTAACCAAACTAGCAGAAGCACCAATCCCTATAAAAAAGCCTGTAGTAGCGGTTTATCCAAACTCTTTTAAAGATGATACAGGTCAACGTAGATCAAACAGTCAATACGCAAGTTTTAGCACTGCAATTACCCAGGCCCCTGATGCTTATCTCATAAGAGCTTTAAAACACTCTAATGTTTTTGATGTAGTTGAACGCAAAGGCTTAGACAATCTTACTAAAGAACGACAAATTATTAGAACTACAAGAGAAAGCTTCGACGAAAAACAAAAGGTGAAGCCTTTACTGTTTGCTGGATTATTAATGGAGGGTGGTGTCGTAGGTTACGAAACCAATATGAAATCTGGAGGGGCTGGTGCAAGGTACTTAGGTATAGGTGCATCAAAAGAATACAGACAGGACTCAGTAACCATTTCTTTACGTACAGTATCAGTAAGTACAGGTAAGATTTTAATCGAAGTCTTAGTAACTAAGTCAATATTGAGTGCATCTGTATCTTCTGATGTGTTCAGATTTTATGCAAACAATACCGAATTAGTTGAAATAGAGAGCGGTATAGTAGAAAATGAGTCTATAAATATTGCTTTACAGATGGCTATCGAGACGGCTGTTTTACAAACAATAGAGGAAGGATATGGACAAGGATACTGGAAGACAAGTTCTTGAACTTTTCAAGGCGATTTTAGTTGGGTTTGGTTTGTTAATTTTATCTTTGCATTTAATAAGTGCAGACAACGAAATATTTATAGATCAGTCAGGTGCTACATCTAATCTAGACATAGAACAAGTTAATGGTAGCGGTAATATCATAGGTGGTGCTGATGCAACAGCTGGTGCCTCTAATATGACACCATTAGATTTAGATGGTACAAGTATGACTTTAGATATTTTACAAAAAGGCAACACTAATAAATTTCTTGGTGATATATGGGCAGATAACTATACAGGTTACTTCTCGTTTATAGGTGATACCAACACATTCAACATGAGTACAGATGAGACAAACGCTACAGGGGCGGACGGTTCTAATGTGAATGTTCAATTTACAGGTAATACAAATACAGCAACTTTGAACCATGCGATGACAGCATTAGCTGCGAACCTTGATTTAGATTGGATAGTACAAGGTTCAGGCAATAGTATTACATCTAGTATTGATGTCGATGGTGCTACAAACTATATGGATATAGATGGTAGTGATAATACAATAACCTATGATGGCGATGGATACGCTGGTGGTTACTTTTACTTAGATCATACGGGCAGTACAAGAACATTTAACATAGATCAGGAGTCTACTACAGATAATGATTGGCTTAAAATTACATCTGTTGGCTCTAACGGTACTGTTTGCGTTACTCAGTCAGACTCAACTACTTCATTCGTCTGTTGAAATAGGCTCTATCTCAGAAGTTAGAGGCAACGCACAAGTTCTCAGAGATAAAGCTTACGGAGCTGAATTACAGTTTGATATACAACAAATGGATGATGTCCGTACAGAAGCGGGCAGAGTTGCTATAACCTTTGAAGATTCTTCTACAGTAAAATTAACTGAACATTCTAAGCTGGTTATAGACGAATACATCTACGATCCAGACCCATCTAAATCAAAGATGGCACTTAAATTTGCTAGTGGTACTGCTCGTTTTATTACCGGTAAATTTAACAACAAAAGTAACATATCTATTAAGACTCCTACCGCTGATATAGCAATTAGAGGTACTGATTTTACTTGTACTGTAGACGAGTTAGGAAGATCTCTTGTCATATTATTACCAGATGAAAACGGTTTATCTAGTGGCTCT